CCCTGTACGACGCGCCATGTTGAGTTGGACCTGAAATACAGTCTGTTGTTCAGGTTGTCTACGGCAATCGCGCCGTTTGGCACGCTGGCGCTCGGGGCGCCGGCTGTCACTGGGGAGACGAGGGCGGTAAGCGCCTTGAAGATGTCGTCGGTGGCGAGGGTGTCCGCACCGTCGCGGTAAAGGTTCGTGTCGTAGGTTCCGGTGCCGTCGCTCCACGACAGGCGACCACCAGCTTCGGTTTTGAATCTTCCGTATACTTCGCCGTTGACGAAAATGGTTACGGCGTCCGAACCGGGAGACGACAAATTCTTAATCGTCAGCGGAGTTAAAAGTTTTTGTGCCACTTGCGACCTCGATCGCTATTGCTCGTAGTTCGTCGACCCCTCGAGGCCGACTATGGATTAGATCGCCGTTACGACGATCCTGAATGCATTAGCCGAGATGGTGCCCAGCAATGTGACCGTGACGGTGTCCGCGTTGTTCCTCACCACGTCGCCAATCACCGTTTCGCCTGTCGCATCCTCGTAGACCTGGACGATCACATCCTTGGTGTTGAACTTGTGGGTGACCGTCGTCGTGGAGGTTCCAGACGAGCTCGCCGCGCAACCCTGCGAGGCGATCCTGGCGATGGTGGAGGTTGATGTGGTGACCGAACCAGAGGTCGTCTTGACACCGAGATTGGTTCTTGCGGTCGTTTCGTCGGATGCATTGGTACCACCATGCGCGATACCGACGTCCGTGGCCGACCAGGTTCCGGTTGCGATTGTCCCAAGGGTCGTGATGCTCGTCTGACCGACGTAGGTCGAGGCAATGTCAACCGCGTCAGCGGTAATCGCCGTTCTGTTTGCAACAACGTTGACATTGATCGTATTGCCGTCTTGCGACAGACCGTCACCAGCATCAAACGAACCCGCACCAGAGAATTGCGTCCAGGCAATCGCTGTGGCGCCGACGGTAATCGTGCCGTTTGTCGAGAGGACGAAACCTTTGTCCGAGTTGACGGTACCTTCTTCAACGAAGGTAAATGTTCCTGGTTTAAGTTCGCCCGTGTCCGGGGTTCCGTTCGCATCGGACGAACGAGAAGCCGCACCGGAGGAGACGGCGACGTAGATGCCGTTGTCCACATGCGCCGCGCCTGCGGCGGCCTGGTTCTTGACGAGGACCCTGTCGCCGGCGACGAGGGTTACTCCGTCAATCGAATCGCCGGCCTCAAGGTCCGTGGCGAGGTTGATTGACGCCGTCGTCGCGACGCGAACCGACTGCTTGACGTCTAGACCCTGGCGGGCCGCATCTACGTAACTTTTGTTCGCAATGTGCGCGGCATCGGTCGGCGTTGCGACTTTGGCATTTCCGCTTGCGTCGCGCTTGACGAGTTTGCTCGCCGTCGCATCCGAAGTTGCATCATTGAGCATGTTCCAGAAGGCGGCGGGCAACAAACCTGCGCTGTCCGTGTCGGCAACGTTGAGCGTGAGGGTAATCGTGCCGTTGGACTCAGATACGGTGAGGGCTTCGGCGATACCCAAGCCGCCGCCGGAAACGATGGTGTGGGGTAGCGACTTGAACGCCGAACCCGTATAGACCTTGATGGTGTTGGTCGTTGAGTTGTAAATGAGACGACCGACGAAATTGCCAGAACCCGGGTCGGATGCAAGAACTTCAAATGTGGCATTGACCAGCTGGTTCTGGTTAAGGTTGATATTCGTCAAGAACTTCTGAGCCATTGTCTACCTCACGTCAAATAGGCGAAACCCGAGAAGGGGGCCGAAAATGTCACGACCACCTCCAAGTCACTGCTATATTGTACTTCACCGACGACCACCGTATTTGCAGAGTCGACGACCGTTACGGACGGCCTCCCCCCCAGGCTGTGGTTGATCGTCCAGATGTTTGAGACCGATGCTTGCGTGTGCACGTGCCTTCTGGTGTTGGATGATGCTTGTCCTGTCCTGATTACGACCTGGTTCGGCTGATCCTCGCTGACGATGACCTGGTTCGCGACGGTCATCTCGTCACCTCGGGTAGCACGATGAAATCCCCCTGTATGACGCGAGATACTTCGCCGTTGGAGTTCTCTATCTCCACGTCGTAGACGCCGCTCGTGGCGAGGGTTGCCGTCGCCTCGTCGGATATGTAGATCCGTATGGCGTTTGAGTCGCCACCCGGTTGCATTATCATCTGGCTGCCGTTGACGGGCATTGTGCCGAGGCTGAGCATCGTCGACGCGCTCTCCACCGTCCTGCGGACCTGCATTCTGGCCGTGTAGGCGCTCAGGTCGAAGGGGAGGAAGGTATTGCCCGTGGGGTCGCTCGGGTCGGGGTACTCGAGTTCCAGTTGCCTCACGAATGTCGTGCCCTGCTCGCAAATCATGTTGTGTACGCCAGCCCTCATTCGGAACCTTCCTCAAAATGTCTAGAGGAATTGTAGATTAAGGCGACGTTTTTTTCGGCAATAATCAATAATCAGACAATGCTGGCCGAATCCTTGTTCGGTCCGACCCTCTTGAGCCCCATCGCCATGGCCACAGACAGGGCAACCGCAGCGATGCCAATCTTCAGGTTGTCCGCCTTGGCCAGGTCGTCGGGGTTGGCCCCCGTGGCGACCCACGCGCCGAGATAGGCTTGGAGGAAGGTGCGACCCGCCCTCTCTGCTGTGTCCTTGAGGAACTTGGTTGACATGGCGGTTTCCTTTCGTTTGGTTACCACTGATATTTTACCATTTTATCCCAGCATGCCCTGGTCAAAGACCCCGAACTCGCTATCGTCAAGCGTAAATGGAATGACCTCCACCGATTCGTGGGAGAACACGAAGCCTGCCGGTCGTGCTGGTTCTGCCGCGGCGAGAACCTCAGGACTTTCCTGCCCTGCGATGAGGGTTGACGGCGTCTCGGAAAGAAGGGTTTTAATTCCTATGAGAAATGGATTCCCATTCAGGACTGGGGTGAGAATGACGCCCTTGCTCCCCGTCAGAACGGTCTTTACGGCAGCCCTTATGGCTCCCTGCGACCCAGCCCTATGCCCGTAGGATCTGGTTGATGCCTGCCATCGCCTGAAATCGAATTCATCGGTATCGTAGATTTCCTCTCCGTCGACGAAAATGTTTGGCAGGAGTCTTGTGCCAATCAGCATTGCGGCATAATCGAGGTACTCTGGCGGCATGACTTCCACATCAAACAATTCGCCGCGCCTCAACCCGTAGTACGGCGATCCGGGAATGGCCGCATTCGAGTGACCAATTTCGTCCACGCTGTTGTTCTGCATGTACAAGTACGTGTCCACAACCTTTGACATGTCCGCGCTCAACGAGTGAAAAAACTTGGCGACGGGCCGCGTCGGGTTCGTGCTTTCAGCGTCAACGTCGTGAATGACATCCGGCAGCATGGCCCTGCCATTCAGCCACATCTGGTCGAAATTCTCTGGTCTTGACAGGGTGAGGCAGGGGGCCGACATGTAGATGCTGTAGTTCGGCGAAGTGTCAACCAGGATTGTGATTGTCGCATCTGCGGTGAACGTGCCCTCATGTCCGAACGTGTTCTCGTGCGAATAAATTGCAGTCCACACGCCAGCGGACAGCGTTTGCGTGTTCGGCTCGACGCTCGTGAAGGGCTGGTGGGCATGGTGCAGGTACGTGGAAACCTCCACCGGAAACTCTGCATACATTACCGCACTGAACACCAGTGGCTCCCTGACGTCCGGCCATGCAAGATTTTCCTGCGTTCCGCGCAGTGTCGTCACCAGTGCTTGTGGATTGACTATTTTTATAACCTGTCTGTCGGATTTCCAGAATTTGCTGTCGTCAACCGATGCGGTCCCTGGGGAATCTGCTTCCCAGGCATCCTCGATCACCGACGCCACCACATACTCTCCGTCGGCATCCGCTCGCCGCAAAGCCATGGCTGGCGACAGCAAATTTCGTTGGGCTATTTTGAGGGTCATGCGAACGACACATTCATGGTTATGTCCCCCGGGAGAAGCCTCGGCAGCGTCCCCTTCTTGTCAAACACCTCGTCTCCGGCCCCGGTCGTGGTCGCATTGTCGCACGTAAATGACAATTCATCCACCCGCATGACGTAGGGAATTGATGAGAGTTGGGACAGAAGATTGTTTTTGCGTATGGCCGGATCGGTCAGGGAGAATTCCATCGGAGAAAGGTAGGTTCCGATCAGTGTTTTTATCGAGCTGGCGACCGATGAGAGATCTGCGAATTTTGACACCTTCACCGTTGTGTCTAGCGTTACGGGGACAATGTCGAAGCCCTCGACACAGAGCACGAGTCCGCCGAGCAGGCGATCGCGAACTTCTTCGTATATCCGTATTCTGTCAAACTCCGACACGGGTTCGTCGTTGCCGTAGACGTAGAGCGTGACGAAGCCCGGGGCATCGGCGGCGCCGACCAGACGATTTGACAACCCGTTGGTCAGGTCGTAGGCCTTCGCCCTCCCGACGAAATCGTAGTTTGCAAGGACGAACGACTCAATTTGCTTTGCGGTGCTGGATGTGGAGGTCATCGATTGCAGAAACGTGGAGAATCTGGCAAGGTATGCGGCATCGCTCTCGCCGACAGATCCCTGAAAGAAACCGGTCTGGGCAACTGCCACATCGCTCACCTGCTGGGAGCTCATTATCGTGAGCGTTTGCCCCTCCGCTATTGTTCTTCTTTCGCCGGTAACCAAAGCCGTGGCGACGGTGTCCGTGTAGGGCAATGGTGTTGGTGGGTTTGCATTCAGATCCGGGGTGACGGCATCAATGGTTATCCCGTTGGGTAGTTCGTAGTACTCCCTGTATGTCTGCCCGCCCGCAATGAATGAATGTTCCAGCAGTGTTCCGGCTTCAAGGTCTCCGCCGACGTAATCAAATGCGGTTATTCGCACCGGAATTGACGCAAATGTTGCTTCCGCCCTGCCGACCCCCATGAATGTCGCCAGCCCTTCGGCGAGCCTGTTCGGCAGGGAATTGATGTGGTTGATCGCTATCGTGGTCAGGAATGAGAACGCCTGAATCATTCCATCCTCAATGGTTCCCGGCCTTACGCTCAATTGTGGAACATTCATCTGCAGGAGTTCTACGGCGGTGAGGTACAGCTCACCGGGATCTTTGTCGTAAATCCTCAGATTCACGTATGGGCTGAAATCTACCGACATGTCATTTCCTCCTGAATGTGACCCTCAATTGCATGTTCCCGGTTCGTTCATTTTGTTCACCTTCGACCGACTCGATCTCTACTTCTGGGACAAACCTGTTCGCCTGAATCAAGAACAGCCCCCTGCTGACCTCCGTGAACGACGGATCGAGGGTTCCGAAGGTCGTCGTGTAGGGATGCGTGCCCGGTTCCGTCAGCGCCGCCATGCTTAGCAGTTGCGCGTAAAAATCGTCATCTCGTTCATCGAGGGTGGCGAAAGATCCGTTGGCATCAAATGAAAGCGGGAATTTGAGGGTTGTCATATGTCCATTTTGCCATTCATCTCATGGGTGTCATTGATAGTCGGAATTAGTGCGAATGTGGATGTGAGTGTGAATTTAGGGTGCTTGCCAACGTATTTATCTGCGCCTGCAGCAGCGCAATCTGCTCTTGCATTTCAACCTTTGTGGCGAACACGTCGGGAACCACATTGCTCCTGCCGAACACGACGAGTTCCTGGTTGTCATTGGCGACAAACCCGCAGTAGACGGAATCGCCGACTTTCAGCCTTTTTGCCTTGGTGGTGTCAAGTGCGGCAACATTGGCCACATGAATCCCCAGCCCCGGTATGCGAATTCGGACCGTATTTCCCTCCCCAACCGCCGTGACCTTGGCCTGATAGATGCCGCCCCCCCGGAACGGGTTCGGTGCGCCATTGTTCTGGTTGATCAAATCTGGATGTTGACCCCTCATGGCAACGGCCTCCTTCTTTTGCCAGTGTTGACCGGCATTGTTTCTCCCCTGATGATGAATGGAATCAGCACATCTGGACCGATCGGGTCACCAGTGTTCGGGTACATCGGCCCGATCGGAAGGTTCACGATTTTTTCCTTCGGTTTTCGTTCTGGTGTCGAGAATTGAATGCCGACGGGGTTGGGTGACCGCTCCTCGAAATCCACCGCGGTGACGAGGTAATAGCCAACAAATGTTGGTATGCCTCCGACAAAGACGGTCATTCCGGGTCTCACCCCGACGCCATTGGTGCGGTCAATGGTCGCCGACCCCTTGGCCTCCAGAACTTCATTGTCCGACCTGCTCATGGATGGTATTTTCTGCGTCTGGTAGTCGCGCCCAGCTTCGCCCGGCATGAGGGGCACGTAGCGCCGCGTCACCCGCTTGGTCACCATCCTTTGAGTTTTGGGATCCTTGACCTGGTGCACATAGCTGATGGCATCTGGCCCCCATTTGTACATCAGCCATTTCATGGATGCAAAGTACAATGTCCCATCGACCTCGAAGCACTTGAATTTCGCCTGTTGTGCGAGGTTCTGTATTACGTCCCACGTTGAGTCGCCCTCGTTCTCCCCGCTGGCCTTGGTTATCTTCTTCTTCTTGTCGGTGTGTTCGGCGACGAGTTTCAGACCGTACTTCTTGCAGGCGGCCGCCACATACGAAGTTCCGTCGCCGTCTATCACTTCGGGTTTCTTGTCTCGCTTCATTTGTTGAACCGCCTTCGGCCTGCACTTGACGGTCCAAATCGGGGAGATGCTCTGCTCCTGATCGACCGATATGTCGGCGACCTCCAGTAGCAATGTTTTGAAAGTTATTCCAGCCAGTTTTTTGTCGTCGTCAAAATCCGATTTCGCTATGGTTCGTGACATGTACGTAACGTCTCTGCCGATGTTGAAGTAGTTCCCCGCCGCAAACGATTCTGGGCCATCGGGGTGCGTGGCGTCGCCCTTCCTGCCCAGAGATGGCAGGTAGTTTCTGTCGATGATTTTCACGGTTATCTCCGTCGCCATGTCCATGCTGTAGTTCACGGTGCAGGACAGTATCGAGTCGTTCATTTTCTCCCTGATCATCGTCGGTATGTCCCCGAAGCTGACGTTGAACACCTCTGCCCCGCGGCTGGGGAGGGAGTCGGGGGAGTACCCGGTCGTGTTGTAGGTGGGCATATTGTTATGTGTTCACCCCAGAATTAAACGTAAGGTACTTGTTTAGTTTTTCTTCTGTTGTTATCTTGTCGGTGCAGTCGTACGTCCACGTGCCGTCTGGCTTTTTCTTTTTGCACGGCTTTATCGGTGGCATCTGAACTATGTTTACATTCTCGATCGGTATCTCCTGCAGGGTCATGCTGCACGTCGCCCGGGAAATTTGGTTTGCCTTTGTCCCCTGCGCCCGTACTGAGCCACCCGGGGTTCTCTGCACCGATGTGACGGTGAACTCGGCTATGACAAACTCTATGCCCCTGCCGGCAGTGACTGGCGGCCAGCGCACCTCGTTCTCCATGAACTTGTCCATGTTCAGGAAGGTGACCGGGTACGGGGTCTGGGCCATAAGTCGCAGTTTTTCTATGTCGTCCTCGCAACTGTGCAGGTAGCCGAAACCCGTTGATCCCTCGAAGTTTCTGTCGGCAAGGTCGAAGTTGAAACTGATTTTCAGCAACTGGAACCCCTGCCAGTCCACTATCGGAAAATTCCCTGTTCGCTCTATCTCCGTCCACGTCGTGCCGATCCCGGTGTAGTTGACCTCGCGCGGTGCAAACGGGAAGACGAACCTGCGCGTTTGTGTGCCGCCGATTGATGACCCGTCCTTGGCAAATATCTCGTAGGTTTGCACCAATTCCGGTCGGTCGGTGAACGATGTCTCTCTCACTCCCTGTTTGTGACCCGGCAGACCGCGAACGACCTGAATTCTTATTGTTGTGCCTTTTCCTTTTTCATCCGAATTCGATGCTCCGCTGGGGGTGCCACCAGACTCGTCCCTGTCGGGGACCGCGGGCTTGAGGCCTCTGACGAATTCGCCGAGCGCGGCGTATGCGGGGTCGTTGTCGACGATCGCGAGCGCCGCTTTCCTGCTTATGTTCTGGGACTGCATGAGGTTGACGATCTTCGCCTCGCGCAGTTTGGCGAAGAATATCTCTTTGAGCAACGAGAGTGGGGCGCCGACCTTCGCCTGGCCTTCGAGAAATCTTTCCAGTTGTCTCTGCGTCAGGGATGCGACCGAAGCCGGGTTGATGAGTTTGTCGGTGCTGTCGGTAATGATCTTGCGCCAATCCTTCGGCGGCCCGGGGTCTTGATTGTTGGGATCCTGCTCGTCGGTCGGGTCGCCACCTCCTTTTTCGGGGGCGAGAGCACCGCCCGTCGTGTATGGTTTTTGGCTCCCCCACGACGTGAGTCCGAACGCCAGTGATATTCCATCGACATTTTTGAGGCTTACGCGAAGGGTTTGTTTTATTCCCCCTGACGAACCCCGGGGCACCCTTGCGGGGTGTAAGACATACCCCGTATATGCCGAGTTGGAAAGACGTTTGTTGATCGCATGCTTCGCCCGTATCTCCAGGTTGGCCATCCATCCGTTGAGATCTTCCTCCGCAAAACCAACCGAGGCGGCACCCGCATGGTCGCCGGAACCGCCCCAATAGTTCGGTGCGCCGGCGGTGTTTTTGAGGAATTTCCCCCAGTGAAGACCTCTCTCATCTCCGCCGGGATTCGTAAATCTCGTCTTCGCCGCGTTAACATTCCCCAGCGAGGTTATTTCTGGAAAACTTTTGCCCGATGTGCGTATTTGAAGTCCCAGCACGTACCAGTATTTTGCTCTGGCCGCTTCCGCTTGGCCTAGGGTTGGGTTCGGATAATTCTCCGGCGCATAACCGGGTATCCAGTTCTCTTCGGTTACATCGAAATCCCCAGCCATGCTTTGCCCATCGAAAACCTCTACGGGCAGGGTTTTTGTCGACTGCGGCAATTTTTTCGGTGACCAACCCACGTTGCGACCATTGACCACCTCGCTCGGCTGATCCGCAAATTGGAAGGTCGGAATAAGTATGTTCTGTTTCGGGCCGTCCTTGTTGACCGATTTCCCGCCGGTGGTGGCGAAATGCGCATATGGCAGTTGCTCTACATTTTTGATGTGCTGATCAATTTCATCTGCCGCGTCTATCTCAAAGTACAACGCCTCCCAAGCACGGCCCTCTCCGAGCTGTACGCAAACACCGGGGTACCGAACCTGCAACCCGGAAGAGAGCGTCGCAACATGGTCAACGGTGGTTGACGGAGCTTCCGATTGCAGCAGATTTTTTACCAGAGAAATTCTGTTTGGATCGCCTGGGTTTCCGCTGACATTCGGTACCGTCTTTTCCACCTTGCTCACGAGGGTACCCTTGGCGAGGCTGCTCGCAAGCTTCGGTACCTTTAGTTCTGGGTCGGGGTCGTCCTGCAGGTAGAACTTCGCCCCCGGGACGTTCGGGTAATCGCCGAGAGCCACACCATGGGTTAAGTTGTAGAAATTTATCGCCCTCGTGGCGAAATCCTTGCCGGTTGTCGATGTTCCAGTGACGAACGATTTCGAGAATTGACTGTTCGGCTTCGCGTCCGTACTCACGTATTCATCCACCATGGTGGTTGCCAGATACCAGTCAAAAAGAATTCCGCGCTGGTTTCCCCCTCCCGATTTCCATCGGAGCCACAGACATTGGTATTGCCCAATATCAAAGTTTGCGTTTGGGTGTCTGTTGATCTGCACGTCATACATTGACCCCATGCCCCCATATGGGTCGCTGGAAACAGCGGGGGAGATCCTTGTGTGCGGGGTTTCGGTACCGGTATCGGTTCCATAATTATCCTTGAAGTATTTTTTATACGCCGCCTGCGTGCTTGGGTAGTAAACCTCCCGATACACCTTCATCCATGTGGATGCCTGAAAGACAATCTGGCTCCCCGCATAGCCGACCAACATGACTTTTTTGCGAAAGGGGGTCTCTTCCCAGTAGATGCTCTCGGGGATTATCGCCTTGCCGTCGCCTCGGAATCCGTAAATCTGTCGACGGGTGCCAGCCGGTGCACTGGAGGCTGAACCAACCAGAAGGCCCGATGCTGTGGCATTGCTGGGCCTGGGCTGGTCCGGGTCGCCGAGAAAGGCATGCAGAATTTCGTCCGCAATCGGGTCTCCGGTGTTGTAGCCGCTCATCTCCGTTGCCTCTCGTTCTCGAGCACCAGTCTCATCTGGCGCACCGCCGCATCCGCGGTCTCCTTCGGGTCGCTTGTGCCGTTCACGGTCATGTTGATCGTGATGCCCCCGCTTTCCTTGTGTGATGCACCGGGGCGCGGGCGATAGAGCATCGGCCCCATCGGCGATGCCGCGTCGCCGTAGCGTCCCGGGCCCGGTACGACGTGCAGGTGCCTGCCGCCGTTGACCCCGTGGAACTCGGCGAATCCACCATTGGCCAGGACGAGCCTCTGGTAGGCGCCGAGGTTCTGTCCGGTGAGGTCGTACGCCCTGCCCATCACATGGTCGGAGTTGATCGACCCGAGCCCGGTTTCCCTGTACGCCGAGGTGACGTTCCTCGTGCCGGTCAGCATCCCGTTCATCGCCGCGTGCCTGCTCATCGTCTGCGCGAGACGCGAGGACGTGGTGTCGCCGATGCCCTTGCCGCGCGGGGTGCTGGTGTCCCCCCCCTTCGCTATCAATTCGGCGAATTCCTTTGTGTACCACTCTGGCACCGTTTCGTCGCGGGCATCAAAGAACCCACCGAACATCTCTATGATCGCCCCGTAGGTGTCCTTGAGGTCCTTCGGCATTTTGTCGAGGGCGATGTTGAGTGCGTCGTTTTTTTCTACGCCCCTCAGCGCGAGCTGATCCGCTCGGATTCCATATCTTTCCAGCATGAACTTCTCAAAACCTGCCTGGGTCATGCTGTCAAGGTCGACATCTGCGAACATCTGCCCCGACTCGAGGTCCGTGCCGAATCGCTTGGCTGTCTCGGTATCCAGGCTCGCCAGCGCCCTGGACAGGCGCTGCGCGTCAACTTGGAATCTGTTTTGATTCTCCGAACCGTACAATATGGCGTTTAGTTGCCCGGAAGCCTGAACGCTCGTTGCCGCGATCGTGTCCTGAATGTACTTCTGGAAGGCCTCGCCTCTGGCCCCCTCCGTGAACACCTTCTCCATGCCGAAGAACGGGCTCGTCACCATCTTGCCGGTGGTTGGGTCAAGTTCTTGTCTGGTGAACTCCGTTCCGCCGATGCCGAGCGTCCTTCGCAATTCGAATGCACCCTGCATTCCGCCGCCGACGTAGTTGAGGAAATTCGGAACCATTTCGTTGACGAATTCGGCAAATTCTTTATCGGTGACGCTGCCGGCGGAGTCGTAAAGATCCCTGAATGCTCTGGCTTGTTCGCTTATTATTTCTGGCGCCGGTAGTTCGTTCATTACTTTCGCGAAACTGTCAAGACCCTTGAGGGCGACATCCATCTGCATGCCGCGCAGTTGTTCTCGCGTCTTGAT